TGATATAAGTGACAGTCAAAGATCTTATTATATAAACAAATGGGCTGAAGAAAAAGGCATTGATTCGGATGAAGCAATGCAACTAGCAGGATATAAGCGTGGTAGCTATATGGGTGCTGGTTCTTATATGTGGGACTATGATCCAAACGAAAGTATTGAAGAAGCACCTGTTGGGCTACTTAAACAAGTAGGTCGTAAACTAGGTGCAAAAGCAGCTGGTGCTATTGGTATGAAAGGTACCGCAGCAAAATTAAGTGGTGCTGCTGACACAGGTGACGAAGCAAGACAACTTAGTGTTGCTCTTAAAGGGTATGCTGGACAAACAGGAATTAATTTAAAACAAATGCAAGGTCCGCAACTTGCAGCATTTTTAAAATCTAAAGGTTATCCTAATATGCATTTAAAAGGTGTTGACGGAATTATGACACCTAAGCAAATGGATCAAGCAATTTTAACAGCAGTACAAGATGCTAAGAAAGCAGGGGGCGATCCTACAACAGGTACAAGTAGTGCTCCTGCGCAACCTAGCGCACCGGGTGCCGCTGGCGCGGCTTCTGGGCAGCAAGGCGGACAAGGTACTAATGTTGCAGGTAAACCAACTAGTCCACAAGTTGACAAAAACAAAGATGGTAAAGATGATAAAACTGGCGAACCAATGGGTGCAGTTGATGCTAACAAAGATGGCAAAGACGATAACACAGGTAAAGTAATTCCTATGCCTACAAAAGGACAAGCCGCAGCAAGCGGTGCTGCTGGCGCAGGCACTATTCCTGCAGATATACAAAAACAACTTGATGCACTAACACCAACAGAGAAAAAAGTATTGGCAGGAGCTCTATAATGAAATTACAAGAAGTAACAGGCTACAATTCACGTACAGCACAAATCCTAACTGAAGGTTATCAAGACCTAACAGAAAGCCAAGTACTATACTTAGGTAAATTTGAAAAAGAACTTTGGCCATTAGTTGAACAATATACTAAACTTGCAGAAGCAGAACTTACAGCAGATCAGATTAAAGATATCTTTAATGGTGCTGAAGAAGTTGCAATGGCAAGTGGCGATAATAAAACTATCGCAGGTAAAGTTGGTGCAGGTGTTGCAGCGGCTGCAAAACTTCCAGTAGACATTGCTAAAAAAGTTGATGCAAAAATTAATGAACTAGGACGTATGGCGCAAAATGCAGGTCCTATTAAAAATGCAGATCAAAAATTTGAAGATTTAAAAAAGCAAATTACAGCAAACAACAGTGACAGTAAAATTGTACAAGGCATTCAAAAGATTAGTGACTGGGCAAAAGAAAATCCAGGCAAAGCAAGTTTAGCAGTAGGTATTTTAACTACTATGGCAGCGTTTGCAGGTGGTCCTGCAGGTGGTGCAGCAGCAGGTTTAATTCTACGTGCTTCTAAAGACTTACTACAAGGTGAGAAACTTTCAACAGCAGTTGGTAAATCAATCAAGACTGGTGTTTATGGTGCTCTTGCTGGTATGGCATTTAAAGAACTTACAGACAACATAGTTGACAACATTGCAAGTGCGCAAAACGCAGAACTAGATGCGATGGAAGCAGCAATGAAAGCAGAAAACTTCCAAAATGCAAAAGCAGATCTATTTGCTGATCTAGGTATGGACGTTGATGCACTTGACGGTGCAAGTAGAATGAGAATGAGTGGTAACTTAAATCAGTTTGTCTATTCATATGATACTGTTATTCCACCTGATATGATGTCACAGTATAATGCTCTTGAAGCGGCTATGGACAGTGCAAAAGACTTTAGTCCAGAACATTATGCAGCAGCAGCTAAGTTTCACGACTTTATGGGTCAGCTAGTAAACAATCCTGAAGCAAAGAACTTAACAGCAGCTTGGGACGCACTAAAAGAAATTCCTAAAGACAGTCTTTCAATAGGTAATTTAGAAACACTAATTGCACAAAGTGAATCCGGCGACGAAGTTTTAAAAGCTATTATGGATGCAGGTGGCGCCGCAGGCGCAGCAGCACAAGGTGCGTTACAAACTGTTGACGATAATGCTAAAAAGGCACAAAGCTCAAAACCAGTTGATCCAAAAGTTAAAGATCAACTAGAGTTAGATCTCAAAGGCGGCGGAATGAACGAGCCTAAGGAAGAAAGCCTTTCAATGGAAGAACGCTTTGAATTGTATCTACTAGAAGCAGATCCTGCACAAGGTGAACTTCCTTTAGATAATCCTAATTCACTAGGTGCAAAACTAAAGCGTGGTGCTAAAGGACTTGCAGGCAAAGCAGCAGGTGCAGTCAAAGGTGCTGCTAGTTCAGCAGCAGGCGCAGTAAAACAAACTGCTAAGAACATTGGTAATAAAGTTACTGCTGACAAACTAATGAAAACTTGGAAGTCAATGGGCGAACCAACTGACTCAGGTAGCATTGCTAATATTCTACAAGATGCAGGATTAAGTAATGATCAAATACAACAGATTGGTCAAACAAGAAAAGTAGAATTGCAACCAAATGCTAGTGCAGAAACTCCAACAGCAGATGCATCAGGTACGGATACAGCACAAAAAGGTGCGCAAACGGACGAGCCAACTGTTGATACTGACGGCGACGGCAAGCCCGATGCACCAGCAGCTAAGAAAGGTCCCGCAGTTAAAGACGGTCCAATTGAAAAAGGAACTGTACAAAACAAAGGCGGAAAAGATTATCGTTGGGAAGGTGCTCTTTGGGTTGATGTAGAAACTAATAAAGCATTAGGAGTACAAGCATCGTTTGATATGGGATTACCTAATCCTAAGTTTTCTGCTATTATCGATGCAGCTAAGAAAGATCCCGAACTAGCAAAACTTATTAAAGCACAACTTACTGCTAAAGGAGTCAAACCTGCAACAGCAGATGCACAAAAAGCAGCACAAGCAGGTGTAAAAGGAACTGAAAAACTTAAAACTGCCTAGAAATAAGGCATTTGGGTTTTCTTAGTAATCTCAAAGTTTTCTTCAACTAATTTAGCAATTACTTCACGTTCTTCTGGACCTAAGTAATATGCTTCATCATAAGAAAGTCCCCCTCTCATAAGCCAACATAGTTTAGATAACTCGAACTTAATTTGCTTAGATTGTTCTTCGAGGACCTTTGCTTCTTGCAGGATCTCTGGGATGGTCCACTTCAGGATCCTTATCCGAAAAAATTTGAATTATCAAATGTAATCGGCACTTCATAAGTTGCCGGTACACCTTTTTCGATTTCTTCCGGAGATGCTTCAGCAGTTAACGGTTTAATTTGAAATTTTTCTTTTTCACCTTCTAGATGTTTTTGAATCTGATTAAAAAACTGTTTATCTGCATTTTTAATAAAATCAAAAATATGTTTTTGATCTGAAACTATAATAGGTTCGCCGTCATTATCATCTTGATTTAACTGTATAGATACAATTCCTTTACACATCATGTCAACAGTTAATTCTGTTAACTTAGCAAAAGAATTTGTAAATGCTTGTAGTTTTTCTTCTTCAGCCATTTTTTCGTCATTTACAAGACTAAAAATTCTTTGTTCTTCAAAAGTTCTTAATGCACCTTGTGTAAATTCTCTATAAGTTAAAGGACGTAACTTAACGGTCATTTCGGGCAACATAACTGTATTACTGTATCCAATGTGAGCAAAACTATCTAAAAGTTCGCGGAGATTAACCTGCATATCTTTTTCTTCTCCTGTCACTGGAGTTTTAATAGATAACGTCATCATTTCGCCATATGTTGCTAAACGAATTGCAATTAGACATACATCTAGGTCTACACTAGGCATTGCCCAGGCATCTTTAATTGCAGGAATACAACTTTGTATAACATCTACAGTTGCTTGACCATTAAGCAACGCATCTGGTGTTTTAAAAATTAGTTCATCTTTTGCAGTCATAGAATAAACTGCAATTTCGCCATTTTCAGGATATTCTATAGAACCATTTCTATAAAAATTTCCCTGGCTTGGAAGTTGAATATACAACTTTGGTTGGCGAAAATACTTACTAAGTGGATTCGCCTGTTGGTTATTTTGTGACATGTTTTTCTCCGTATAAATACAATATATCAGTATGTATCTACTTTATTTATATACGCACTTAACTAGGATCTGTAATTAATGGCTGAAGAAGTTAAAATTGTTGATGTTGCCGGTGGCCCTGCCGCAGAAGCTACTTTACAAGAAATATTAAAACTAATGCGCCAGCGTGGCGGCGGTGGTTCTGGCGGTTCTGGTGATAAAGCAGCAACAAAAGCACAAGAACTTTATACTACAGCCGTTAATCGCGGCACAACTGCAAGAAAAGAAAACACAACAGCAGTTAAAGAAAGCACAAGTGCGTTTAAATCTGTAGCATCTTTAGCAGGCGGAGCGTTAGGCGGAGCATTTAGTGTTCTAACTACAGTGCTTGGCGGCGCTATTGGTGTATTTACAAACCTAGGTAATGCAGTAGCAAATGCTACTAGTGTTGGAGAATTTCTAGAAGCAGTACCTGTATTTGGTAGTTTATTAAGCAAAGCAAGTGGTTACTTTGATAGAAGTTTAGATACTTTTAGACAGTTATCCGAAGTTGGTGCAGGTTTTGGAAATGATATGGTTGCTATGCGCAGAGCAAGTGCAGAAGCCGGATTATCACTAGAGCAATTTGCATCAGTTATTGCTAACAACTCGTCAACAATGGGTTACTTAGGTGGCACTACATCAGACGGTGCAGCACGATTTGGTAAACTTTCAAAAGCGTTAAGAAGTGCAGATGCCGGATTACTAGCACTAGGTTATACACAAGAAAGTGTTAACGAAGGACTAGCAGATTATCTAGAAAATCAAGCACTTGCAGGAAGATTACAAGGTAGAAGCAATGCAGAACTAGTTTCTGGTGCTCAAAATTATCTAACAGAACTTGATAAACTTGCAAGAGTAACAGGTAAAAGTCGTAAAGAATTAGCCGCAGAAATGAATAAAAATGCAGCAGAAGCAAACGTTGCTGCATTAAGAGCAAGATTAAGTGGACAAGGACTATTAAACTTTGATGCTAACCTAACACACTTAACTGAAATGCTTCCTGGAATGGGAGATGCATTTAAAGACTTGTCAGACGGTGTTGCACAAACGCCTATGGCAAAGGTACTAGCATCAACATTCCCTGCATTTAAAGAACTTGCTGAATTAAATGCTACTGGTGCAATAAGTCAAGAAGAATTCCAAAACAGACTTAGAGCAATGACTCCTCAGATGGTAGATTACATCAAGAGCATGGATCCTGCACAAGTTCAACAGTTAATGGGCCGTGAAGGTTTTGAAGGGTTGATGAATTCTGTAGGCGAGATGACAACATATACTCAACGTCAAACAGATGCAGCAGCCGCAGCAGCAGCACAACAAAGAAGATCAAAACTAACTGAATTTTTTGCAAACTTTGGACAAACAATTCAAGACATACGTTCTAAAATAGAACTTGCACTAATTCAAAGTGGAGTAATTGATACCTTAGGCAGTTTGTTAACAGGAACAAGTAGCGTTCTTTTAGAAGTAGCGTCAGCTATTACTGAACACTTTATTAATTTTGTACAATCTGGAGAGTTTGAAGCAACCATAAGAGGCTTAGGTACATGGATAACTGAAACAAGTGACAAACTTGTTAAATGGGTAGGCTATTTAAGATCAGACGAATTTGGAAAAAAAGTAGACGCATTTATAGAATCAATTAAAAGTGCATGGACTAGTGTAAGCAACTTTGTTACACAAGTTGAAAAAGTTGGCTTTGCACAAGCAATAGCAAATGCACTAGGTGCAAAAAATGGCGAAACATTAGGCGATGTTGTTAAAAATAAAATTATGGAAGGCTTGTCCGGAATTGATTGGAGCGGAATTGCTCTAACAATTGGCGGAGGATTACTTGCATTATTTGCCGGAGCTAAAGTTATTGGCTTTATGAAAGACGGCATTGCTGGAATGTTTGGCGGACTCTTTGGCGGTGCAAGTAAAGCAGCCGGACGCGGCGGCCCTCCAGGATCAGGCGGTGGCGGTGGCGCCGCTAGAGCAGGTAAAGGCGTTGGTGATTTTGTAGGACAAGTTGGCGGCGGCGTTTTATCAGGTATAGCTGCTGGCTTAAAAGCATTTGCTAATCCACAAGTTGCAATCGGTGGTGCAGTATTAGCAGGTGTTATACTTGTTATTGGCGCAGCAGTTGCAGGTGCTACTTGGTTAGTAGGAAAATCACTTCCAACTTTTGCAGAAGGAATGCAATCCTTCGAAGACTTAGATGGTGCTAAACTAAGTGCAGCAGGTAAAGGTATGCTTGCAGTTGCAGGTGGTATGGCAGCATTTGGTGCAGGTAGTGCAGTAGCAGGTTTAGGTAATCTAGTAGGAAATATTGCAGACGGAATAGGATCGTTATTCGGTGCAGAAAAAGCAAATCCACTAGAACAACTGTTAGAATTCCAAAAGTATACAATCGATGAAGCAAAGGTAACAGGAAATGCCAATGCTCTTGTTGCATATTCAAAAGCAATGGCAGCATTTGGTGCTGGAGATGCAGCAAGCGGACTAGGCTCACTTGTAGGCGGCCTAGCAGACGGTATTACTTCGTTCTTTGGCGGAGAAACAGGAATACCATACGATGATATAATTGCATTCCAGCAGTATACATTTGATGCAGAAAAAGTAAGAGCAAATGCAGCAGCAATGGTTGCATTTAATAATGCACTAACATCAAGTTCGGCAGCAAATGCTACTAGCGGAGTAGGCAATGCAATTGGTGCAATAGGTAATGCTATTTCTAGTTTCTTTGGCGGCGAAACTCCGTTTGATCAAGTTAAGAATTTTGGTGCACTAGATATTAATGCAGAAGGTGTTGCAACAAATGCTACTGCAATGGTTAATATGGCAAATGCATTAAATGCATTTAACGGCGGTGAATCAGGTGAAATTGACATACCTCAGAAAACTGTTACTTCTTTAACTAGACTAGGAGAAATAGGCGGTGCTGCTGGTATTAATACACTTGCAACTAATTTACAAGCAGTTGCTGATGTAACAGGACTTAATACAAATATTACTTCGCTCAATTCTCTTGACGCAACAACAGTTTCAAGTTATAATAGTGCTATGGAAGATTTGGTTGACACACTAGAAAAGTTAAATGACGTACTTGCAGAAGACAATAAAGGCACATTTGGCGGCGGAACTGGAGTATCAGCTGGATCTATGATTTCAAACGGACAATTAAATGTTGCAGGCTCAGGATCCGGCTCTGGTAGTTCTGATCAGTTAAATCAGTTAAATACATTAATGCAAATGCTGATAGAAATAAATGAAAAGATTGAAGTTAATACAAAACAAACCAGTAGACGAATGAGCGGCGATTTACAAGTAGGATTTTAATAAATGAGTTGGAAAAAACACTTTACACCAGTAAAAACTGGAAATAACCCGGACGGGAGTTACAGTCCATTTACTCGTGCAGGTTCAGGAAACCAAGCAGGTCCGGCTCGTTCGAATTATTCATCATATCTTCCAGATGTATATGTAGGTAGTCCAAATCGTATTGAACGCTACGGACAATATAATACTATGGATATGGATTCAGAAGTTAATGCTGCACTTGATATTCTTGCTGAATTTACAACACAACAAAACAAACAAAATAAAACACCATTTTTAATTGACTTTAAAACTAAAGCAACAAACTCAGAAATTACAATTATTCAGCAATACTTGCAACAATGGTGTAAGTTACAAAATTTTGAAACACGCATGTTCCGTATATTGCGTAATACGTTTAAGTATGGCGATCAGTTTTTCATTAGAGATCCAGAAACAAAAAGACTATTTCACGTAGATCCTGGTAAAGTTACAAAAATCATTGTAAACGAAAGTGAAGGTAAAACACCTGAACAATACATGGTTAAAGACTTTAATTTAAATTTTAAAGAAATGGTTGCAACAACACCATACCAAACAAACGGAAATGTAACAGGCGGCGGTGACGGATATCTAACAGGCGGCGTTCGTGGAATGGTTGGAAACACAAATACCGCAGCAGGTGGTGGCAGATTCCAACAAGGCGAAAATGAAATCGCAGTTGATGCAGAACACGTTGTACATTTAAGTTTATCAGAAGGGTTAGATTTAAATTATCCATTTGGTAACAGTCTGTTAGAAACAGTATTCAAAGTATTCAAACAAAAAGAATTGCTTGAAGATGCGATTATTATCTATCGTGTTCAAAGAGCTCCAGAACGTAGAGTATTCTATGTTGATGTGGGTAACATGCCTTCACACCTTGCTATGCAATTTGTTGAACGTGTTAAAACAGAAATACATCAAAGACGTATCCCATCACAAACAGGCGGCGGTCAGAATGTTATAGACTCTGCATACAACCCTCTGTCAATCAACGAAGACTACTTCTTCCCTCAAACTGCTGAAGGGCGTGGATCTAAAGTTGAAACACTACCAGGCGGTACAAACTTAGGTGAAATTGATGATCTTAGATATTTTACTAATAAACTTGTTAGAGGTTTGCGTATCCCTTCAAGTTACCTTCCAACTGGGCCAGATGACGGACAAGCACAATATAGTGACGGAAGAGTAGGTACTGCATATATTCAAGAACTACGTTTTAATACATACTGTGAAAGACTACAAAATTTATTAATTGAAGAATTTAATCAAGAATTTAAACGCTATCTATTAGAAAAAGGAGTTAACATTGACACAGCAATGTTTGATGTTAGATTCCAACCACCACAAAACTTTGCAAGTTATAGACAAAGTGAAATTGATAATGCTCGTGTACCAACATATACACAAATGAGTGCTATACCTTATATTTCAAATCGCTTTGCAATGAAACGTTTCTTAGGCATGACAGACGAAGAAATTGCAGAAAACGAACGTTTATGGCGTGAAGAAAATGACGAAACACTACAACCTATGAATACTGATGCTGCTGGCGAAATGCGTGGCGCAGGAATTAGTTCAGCAGGTATAAGTGCAGACCTCGGCGGAATAGAAGATACATCTACCGAAGAACCAGCACCGGAAATGGGCGGCGATGAAATGGCACCAGCACCTGAAGCTGGCGCAACAGCACCAGCACCGGCAACTACTGATCAAACGATATAAATACTAACATGATACTACGTGAATTGTTTTACTACGATAAAGAAACCTTTGAAACTATCGAAGACGATCTATACGACGAGCGTGATGATCAGTCACCTCTAAAGTACGACGATACACGTAAAACACGTCTAACACTTCGTCAAATAAACAAAGTTCGCAAAGCGGCAGAGCTACATACTAAAGAGCAAGCAAAAGAGCTTGACTTTGTACGTCAAATGTACGGTATAGCATCTAACGCTGAAGCGGGTGGAGTTTAGTGCCAAAATTAGAGAAGTCCGGATACACCAAAGAACAATGGAAAAAAGTAAGAGACGCTAGACGTAAAACTAAGCGTGAACGTCTTATTGAAGAACATACTGTATCCTTAAACGAACTATTAAAAAGATCAAATAAAGGAAAAGTAGGCTTTGTGTTAGGTAATGGCACAAGTAGACAGTCTATTGACTTACCTCAATTATCAATGTGCGGCAAAATATATGCATGTAATGCTGTATATAGAACATTTACTCCTGATTATCTAGTAGCAGTTGATGTAAAAATGATTTTAGAAATTAATAGATCTGGATATCAACATAAGAATACAGTTTGGACTAATCCTAATAGATCTTTTGATGGTATTAGAAACTTAAATTTTTTTAATCCTGGAAAAGGATGGAGTAGTGGTCCTACTGCACTATGGCTTGCAGCACAACACGGATATCAACGGATATACATATTAGGATTTGATTATAAGGGGTTAAACGAAGGTAAAACCTTAAACAACATATATGCAAACACTATGAATTACAAAAAAGAGTCTGATAGTGCTACTTTTTTTGGTAATTGGCTTAGGCAAACTGTTTCAGTAATTAAAGAAAATCCACACATTGAGTTTGTAAGAGTAATACAGCCAGATAATTATTTGCCTCCAGAACTAAATAAATTAGACAACTTAAACAATATCTTAGTTGCAGATTTCAAAGAAATCTTCAATTTAAGGTAGTAAATTTCTAAAAGAGCGTAAAAAACGCCTATATCTACGTATATTTTCTCCATTATACTAAATAATAATGACAGCCTTACCATAGGTATAACTTTTATAGGAGAAAACAATGGCAGATCAAAATAAATTTGAAGAAATGCTTGAGCGCCTAATCAATGAAGATAAAGCAGGTGCTGAAGAGCTTTTCCACGAGATCGTAGTTGAAAAATCAAGAGATATCTACGAATCACTATTAGAAGATGATTTAGAAGAAGTAGCAGACGAAGAAGTTGAAGAATCAACTGACGAAGAAGTTGACGAAGCTACTGACGAAGAAGTTGAAGAGTCAAGTGATGACGAAGAAGTTGACGAGTCAAAAGATGACGAAGAAGTTGACGAAAACTTTGACTTAGACGAATTTGAAGTTGAAGGCGACGATGATATGGGCGGTGACCCAGCTGACGATATGATGGCAGACATCGAAGCAGGCGACGATGAAGATGAAGGTGACGACGAAGGTGAAAAAGATGGCGACATGGAAGACCGCGTTGAAGACCTAGAAGATGCACTAGATGACCTAAAAGCTGAATTTGAAAAAATGATGGCTGGCGATGAAGGCGGAGAAGACGAAGCTGGAGACGATATGGAAGCTGGTGATGAAGAAGAGGCTCCTGAGGAGGCTCTAAACTTTGGCGAAGCTGAAGAAACTGATGAAGAAGTTGAAGAAGAAGCAACTGAAGAAGTTGAAGAATCTAAAGGTCCTAAGTCAGACATTGATGTAATGAAAGAGTATGTTCAAAAAGTAACTGCTAAAATGGGCGACAACGGCGCAAACGCTAAGTCACCAGTAGCAGGTGCTAATGACATGGGCGGTGACGCTGGCAACTTAGCACAAGGTGGCGAAGAAGCAGGCAGCAAAGCAGACTCTGCAAAAGAAGATAGCGCAGGCAACGTAAATGTTCCAGGCGGTAAGGCTTCTAAGTCAATGACAGGTGAGCCAAAAGGCCACGGCGCTGAGAAAAAAGGCGCAGGCGAAGCAGCTGACAACAAGAAATCTGTAGTTGGCAAATAATAAGGAAGTTTGAATGAGAAACTTACGAGAGCATTTGACATTCGACCAAGCTAATATGGTTGTTGAGTCTACCGAAAATCCCAACGGGGGCAAAGACCTTTATATGAAAGGCATCTGCATACAAGGCGGTGTGCGTAATGCAAACCAGCGTGTATATCCTGTAAACGAGATTGGAAGGGCTGTCAAAACTCTCAATGATCAAATAAGCGGAGGATATAGTGTTCTCGGAGAGGTTGATCATCCAGAAGGCCTTAACATTAACTTAGACCGTGTAAGCCATATGATTACAGATATGTGGATGGATGGACCAAACGGTTATGGTAAGTTAAAAATTTTACCCACCCCAATGGGGCAGTTAGTAAGAACTATGCTAGAAGCTGGCGTCAAACTTGGCGTTAGCTCTAGAGGTTCTGGTAATGTAAGCGAAGACGGAAGCAATCAAGTTTCCGATTTTGAAATAATTACGGTAGACGTAGTAGCACAACCAAGTGCTCCGGGCGCATACCCTACACCAATCTACGAGCATTTAATGAATGCACGTGGCGGCTATAAGGCATATGAATTAGCACAGGCAACAAGAAATGATGAAAAGGCACAAAAGTATCTAAAGGAATCGTTGGTTAATATAATCAACAAACTCCAATAATTAAGGAGAAAAATGTTATGTTGGATGCACTAAAAACACTTTTTGAAAACGATGTAGTTTCAGAAGAAGTGCGCAACGAAATTCAAGAAGCTTGGGACGCGAAGATCAAAGAGAATCGCCAACAAGTAACTGCTGAATTACGTGAAGAGTTTGCTCAGAAATACGAGCATGACAAGTCAACAATGGTTGAAGCCATTGATGCGCTTGTATCTGAGCGTCTAGCAGACGAAATTGCTGAATTTGCTAATGATCGTAAGCAACTAGCCGAAGCCCGTGCAAAGTATGCAGTAAAAATGCGCGAAGACGCAAACTTACTAAAAGGTTTTGTTATGGAGCAGTTAACTAAAGAAGTTAACGAGCTACATGAAGATCAAAAAGCAATGGCAGAAAACTTCGGAAAACTTGAAGAATTTGTTGTTGAAGCACTTGCAAAAGAAATTGCAGAGTTCCATGAAGACAAAAAAGACTTAGCTGAAACAAAAGTACGTCTAGTACGTGAAGCTAAGGAACACTTCGCGAAGGTTAAGAAAACCTTTATCGAAAGAAGTGCTAAAGCAGTATCTGATACAGTTGGAAAAACTCTTAATAAAGAGATTTCTGCACTTAAAGAAGATATTGAAGAAGCACGTAGAAATGACTTCGGTCGCAAACTATTCGAAGCATTTGCTTCTGAATACGCTGGCTCTTACTTAAATGAGAAGTCAGAAGCAGCCAAGCTAATGAAAGTTATCTCAACAAAAGATGCTCAATTAGCAGAAGCAAAAGCATTTGCAGCAAAAGCGAAGCAACTAGCAGAAGATCAGGCAACTGAGAAGAAGCGTTTAGTTGAAGCAGCAGAGCGCAAAGATGTTTTAAATGAACTAACTGGACCTTTAAGTAAGGATCAGAAAGAAATCATGATGGATTTACTGGAATCTGTTCAAACAGCTAAACTACGTTCAGCGTTTGACAAGTACCTACCGGCAGTAATTGACGGTAACACTCCAGCCAAGAAGGCAACTATCACAGAAGGCAAAGAAATTACAGGCAATCGTGAACAAGTTTCACAAACTAACGTTAGTAGACAAGCAGACGCAAAGGACAACTTGGTTGAATTTAAGCGTCTAGCTGGAATATAATTTTAAGGAGAATAAAATGTCAGAACTACTAGAAAGTCGCTGGCAGGAGACCAAAAGTGCCCTAGTTGAAGGCCTAACAGGTAACAAAAAATCTGTGATGGAAACAACTTTAGAAAATACTCGCAAGTATTTGTCTGAAAGTGCTACAGCTGGAGCTACTTCTGCCGGTAATGTTGCAACTCTAAACAGAGTTATTTTACCAGTTATCAGACGTGTAATGCCAACAGTTATTGCAAACGAGATTGTTGGTGTTCAGCCAATGACTGGACCAGTTGGTCAAATTCACACTCTACGTGTTCGTTACGCAGATGCGTTTACAGGCACAGCAGGTGGATCAACTACAGCAGGCGAAGAGGCACTAAGCCCATTCAAAATTGCTGAAGGTTACTCAGGTAACGCAAACGGTAAAGCAGACGCTACTGCTTCTAAAGAAGGTACTGCTGGAAACAGA